TCGTTGCCCCATGAGAATCGATTAAATGGTAATATCTGATCAACCAACTCGTTCATCTGTGTTGTAAAATCGCACCATAACATGATATCATACATGATAGTAACATATTTAGGAATATCTAGTACAAATAATTGTTCTGATGGTACTGTATTAGGAATTGGCATTGGAAACAATGTGTCTTCATAACGGTTTCTAGCATTATACTTTGATTTGCCTATAATATGATTGCCTGGTTGTTGTCTGTTAACATCTAATCCACGTGTTGTATCTCGTTCCCCAATTGAATTACGTTTTAACATGATTACCGGAGATTGAAGCATTCCTTTTTCATCTCGCAAATAACCCAACCGGCGCACATTGTCCCATTTTTCTCCATTTGCAAAGATTACTGGGACAGGCTGTAATTGTCCTGCTACTGTTACTTGAGGTCGTATTTCGTTCTCAATATACCATTTAATTGCATAATCAATATCATATGCAGTTCGTTGCGGCGTTCTAATTACATCATCATCCCGTCTAGTTTGTTCCGCGCGGTTTAATATTTGATCATCAGTAATACCTTCCGTACGTGTTGGATACGGTTTATTAGTTTTACGATCAATATTTTGTCTGTTATAATTTGGCATTAGAATCCTTTATATGCTGGTGAATCATTGTTTCCCCCTCTACGCAAATTTTTAATTCCTTGCGGAGTTTGTCTTGTTGCATGAGTATCAATTGTTATTGACACACTGTATCCATGATCTGATCCATTTGGCCATGTTTCTGGATTTTTACCTGCAAAGTATTGATTAGCATCCACATTATCAACTTCATAATACTCAGCATCCCAAAATATAATATCACCAACCTCCGGATAAAATGCAGCCCTTTCCAATATATCTCGAGAAACACCAAATTGAGCTGTACGTGTATATGTATGACCGTAATCATCCATTCCTGCAATTTTTCCTTCTTTGGTAATCAAACAAGGAATCAATATAGAATTGTAATATGATTTTGAATCTGATTCGCCGTAAATATTTGAATCGCTTTTTTCAACAATCAATTTATAAAATTCAATTTCAGTATCAATAATTGCATTTAAAAGTTCACGATTGATTGATGCTAAAAATTTTGCATCTCTACGTCCTCCGAACAGTGCCATATTATTCCTCTCCTATCCAACATAAATTTTTAGTGGAACTTTTCCTAATAACTCTGACATTTGAGTTGCTTCCATGTTTTGACGAGTTAGCATTTGTTCTTTTGTCATTTTATCTAGAAATTCACGAAGTTGAGTAATTAATTCGCTTTTTTCTGTTTGTCCTTGTGATACCAATTCAGCACCATTCAATGTTACTTCTGCATTTGGAATTGGTATCGATGAATATTTACCACGAACAAATCCCAATGTTTCTTTTACTAAGGCACTACCGTATTTAATAATCCACGCACGGCCCATATCATTAATGCTACTGTATGTTTGATATGTGTATGGTATATTGGATGAGTCACTCACAACGCCGTTTAGAAGGGCTGTATTACCAAATAAGAATGCTTGTGCATCTTTTTCTTCAGCAAACAAATATTCAATGTATACTTTGTCATAATGCAATGATGAAGCATTAGAACCAGTTCCTGAATTTGGTACAGGCCAAAACTTGATATCATCTCCATGTATCTCAAATGTGAAATGTGATTTACGTATTTGATCATTGAACTCAATCGATTGTAATCTCATTAAATCTGCATGGATTGGCATCATCATGAAACTAACCGATGGAGAGAATCCTCCAAAATTAAATTGATCTAATAAATTTTGAGAACCTAAACCAGTACCAACGAATGGATCGAAGTAACGAACGATAGCCGGTGGTGGTCCATGAAGTACTCTTCGTATCTCAATTGAACTAGAATCGGATAATGATGCACTCTCTAATGCTAATGATGCCGATACTGCAGCACGGATACTATATGTTTGTTGACCTGGATTTATATTAACAAGACCTTTTCTCCATTTAACATTTCCTCCAGAGTCTGCCTCTGTACCATATGCTTTGGATAATTTGGTAATATAATTAAGTGATGTTCCGATAGTTTTGCCGGTGAAACTACCACCGCCTAAAAATGCAGATCCGGTTTGTACACCTAATGTGTTTATCAAGTTGTTAACAATATTAACTTGATTAACCTGATTTGAATATTCAACAACTGCTGATTCAAATGCTGTATAGAAATTAATATCAATAAGTTCGACATCCATAATTGGATATCCTACTTGTTGTGATGCAAATACCGCAAACGCATCTGCATGTTGTTGAAATAATGGATCTGTGTCAAAGAATCCAAACGGCGTAGAACCAGTAGTAAATGATGAACTGCCGGGCCAAATTGGTCTATCTTCACTATAATCGGCCATTATTTATCTCCATATTTTTACAGTTATTAAAATGATATCTATTCATATTTCCTTTAGATTTTGATTGTAATAGACAATGTGGACACTTAATGAATGGCTTATTAATAGCTGAGTTCTTCATTCGTTGTTTAGTTTCATCTGAGTGAGTATATCCTAGTAGTGCCGCGCTTATTTTTTTCTTAGTTTCATCGGAAATAGTTTTGTTAGATTGAGCTAATGACATTTTTTTCTTAGTTTCATCAGAATGTTTTTTTCCAAAGTTTGGATGCAATATTCCTATTCTTTGTTTATTTGTTCTCGATAATGTTTCACTAGATGCTTTGCGGCGTATATCCGTCCATGCATTGCTTAATTTTTTCTTATGTAAATCAGATTTTGGTCGTCTCATTAACTGAATATATTGATTTCTAGCTGATTCATAATCTGCAGATGAAATTATATAAGATCTATTTTGATTTCGATTACTTAAATTTATCATTGCCCACAATGCATACTGTAATTTTATCTCGTTAGGATAGATTTTGCAAAGCAATTTATGTGCAATATAATGTTCGCGGGCTGTTAATAAAACTAAATTTATTTTATCGTTTCTGCCGCCCATACATTTAGGAACAATATGATGTCGTTCAAAATATATTCCACAACCTTTTTTCCGGTTCTCGGATTGAGAACGTTCAATTAGTTGACTATATATTTTTTCGTAATCCATTGTCGTTTCTTTTATATATAAATATTAATATTTTTCATTTAGCAAATTTAATATTTCTGCTAATGCTTCGTGACGATGATTATCTGTTAATACAATCTCATTCACATATTTTGAATGTTTTATTTTAGGGACTTCATGTACGGCAGAATCATTATTAAATTTTAAATCTACCTGATATCGGTCACCTGTCAATATCATTACGCTACCTTTACCTAATCTAGATAAAACCATTTGTAATTGTTGTTTTGTTAAGTTTTGAAATTCATCAATTATACAAACTGAGTTTTCAAATGTTCTTCCTCTAAAATGTGCTAATGAAACTAACTCTATACTTTCATCTTTTTCCATTTTATCTAATAACTCTGGTTTATTATAAACCTTACGCATATTACTTCGTATTGGCACTAACCACGGATCCATCTTTTCTATCAACGTACCTGGTAAAAAACCATTATCTTCATTTGACACAGTTGGTCTAGTAATAATGATTTTATCTATTCGCCGTTTAAAAAACATATCCAATGCAATTTGAACTGCTAACAATGTTTTACCAGAACCAGCTTTTCCAATTATAAAATTGAATGGAGTCTGCATTACTAATTCTTTTGCTCGTTTTTGTTCTTCAGAAAGTGAAACTGAAAATTTAATATCATTCTTTGGTGGTGTTTTCTCTTTATTTAAAAGTGCTGCTGCCATATATTATAACTTTATTATTTTTACATTAATTTTACTAGTGTGGATTCTCTTAACGATATATCTCGTACCGTTTCAATTTTACCCATACATAATCTTCGGATTGCATGAAATGTTTCTCTAGGTGGGTACGGTGTTAAAACTTTAATTTTAATTAATTCTTTATCTGGTCCTAGATCTTGTTCGATATGAACCATTAACACTAATCTAATTGCTCGCATACGATCTAACACATCTATAAGACGACCATCATATCGTATTTCAGCAAACATTTCATATTTTGTTCTTGGTGCTGCCATATATTATTTTCTTTTTATATAAATATCAAAACAGTAAGAAAGGGATAGCCTAAGCCACCCCTTTCGAACCTAAATGTTTAACTCGTTAAATGATTATAAAGAATTCAAACCATGAACATATACTTTACCATAGAATTCAGGTCTAACTACTTTCTTCGCGTAACGTGTCATAACACCTTTACGTGGAGTGAAGTTAACTGGATCATATACTAATGGAGTCATGATAAGAGGAATGTATGGGCTAAATACTGCACCTGTTTCAAGGAACTGCGCACCACGGAATCCCATAAGGATTACATTTTCTCTCATGTATGGGTTTTTATAAACAGTGTATCTGTTATTGATTGCACCAATTTTTTGAACACCTGCTGCAAATTCCATTTTAGTACCATCTGTGTCAGCAGCGAATCCTGGGATAGACTCAAGGATAGTTGCTACTGCAGGACTAGTTACTAAGAAGTTAGCACCACCTCTTAAAGTTTTTTGGTGAATTTTATTAGATACTTTTTGAAGTTTAGTACCTAAAGTTTGGAACCAACCACCTTG